TTACCTAGAGGTAGGTATGTTGAAGACTACGAATTTACTTCTTCAGGAACCCTAGATCAGTATAACGGAAGATATTGCGTGACACCAGATTATACAAATGGTACATATGCATACTTCTTAACATTTTCTGATAACAATTTCACTTCTCCTGCATTTCCATACATAGTAGGTAGAAGTACCAAAGAACAAAGATCGATATAACGGATACGGAACTCAATAATGGCAAAGATAATTACAGAAAACTTTAAAGTCGAAACAACTAACGAATTGTTTAAGTCCTTTAAGAGTCAGAATACGACTTTGGGTAATAACTTCATGCAAGAGTTGGCTCTGATCGATGCAGCAAGTAGCTTGTCGGAAACAGACAATACGATTATTCGTGGCCTAGTTGATGATCAGCTTGAAGCATTAAGACCAGAGTCTAACTACTACATTATGGCATCTAAGTCTATTCCGTCAGGACAAGATCAATCTGGTACTATAAGAAATACGCAAAATAACAAAAGAGATTTTCAGCGAAAAGTTATATTCGGCTCTAAGGTAGGAGACTCTACAGCGAGATATATGTTCTATGAGAACAACTGGGAAACAGGCACTGTGTACAGTTCTTATGACGACACCGAAGTCTTTGTCTCCACCTCTCAAATAGTAACCGTACTGAATTCGGAGTCAGACTACTTGGTGTTTAAGTGTATTGAGAACAATAACGGCGCCCCGTCTACTATCAACCCGCAAACAACTCTATCACAGTTTACTTCCAACTATCAATCTGTAGAGACTGGTGATAAGTATATCTGGCACTATATGTTCACAGTCCCGTCTTCTGATGCAAACATATATAAGACTACAGACAGTCTACCTTTACCAATGGTGTCTGATGGAATCTATGGGGATGCACTGGTAATCTCTAACGCAAAAGAAAGTGTCTCTCAGATAATTATTGAAGACACCCCAGGCAATCTGTTCAATCAATACCTATTCGGTAGTGCAACTAGTCAGGCTAACTCTTCTGATGTCGAGGTGTTAAATCAGTCTTCAGGTGGTGCTAATACAACAATTATAAAAGTTAAGCCTAAAGACTTGACTGGTAGATCGCTATATAACGATGCAGACGCATACAAATATATGTACTTCAGATCAGACGATGGATCAACAGCAGGTAGACTATATGAGGTGGTTGCATCAACTACAAATCCATCTGACACCACAATATCATTGTATTTATTGACCAATGATACGATTTCTGGATCTGGTCAATTAGTACCTAAAGTTGAAGTCAGCTCTCCAGACTATGGTGGAGTAAGAGCAAAGGCATATGCTGTCATAGATCAATTTGGGACAGTGAAAAGAGTTTCTTTTGAAACTAGAGGCAGTAATTATAAGTTTGCAACAGCAAAGCTAGTCTTACCTAAAAGCTTACTCGATATAGGAACAACAACTCTTCGTCCTGTAGTATCACCTACTGGTGGCCATGGATTTAATCCTATTGGCGAGCTAGGAATGAGTAGATTATCTATCGTTACTAACTTTTCTGGAGATTCGGTTGATGTGCCAGATAGCAACACGTACACTAATATGGGCTTAATGAAGAATCCTAAATTCTCTGGTGGAACCTTCCCCGATAGTTTTGACAATAGAGTCGTCATATCCAAGTCTGGTGATCACACAGCAACTGCATTAGAAAATTACTACGTTGAGCAGTATATCGAGTTTGTTAAAGTTCACGATCTACAGCAAGGTAGTGAATATGTTATATCAGATCTAGGCAATATGTCAACATCCGATTGGAACTCTATCTCCGAAGCTACATTAACAGACGATACCGCCATTGCGGGAACAGCATTTACAGTATCTTCAGGTATAGGTTCACTATCTTTGACTAAGATTGGAACTGCGACAATATCAGTCGATACACTTTCTCCTGATCGTGATCAGGAGATCATAAAAGCTAGGGTACACGAAAGCGCATTCGACTCAACAACACATATAGTTACAGATCCTGTCAACACTGACGGCACAACCAAAATATACTTAGTGGACTATTACGGAGACTTCAGAAGCAAAATACAGAAAGGTAATATCCGTATAAAAATTACAGAAACCTCAGAGAACGCCAGTACATTAAGCATAAATAGCTTTAGTGATATTGTTTATGGATCGTATGTTCCATACACAGGGGATCTACTACATTTTATAGACTTTGCGCCTATCACCAGATCGGCAAGCACACGAGAAAAAGTAAAGTTCACATTTGATTTTTAAGGAAAGAGAATATAGCCCATGGGTATTAACACAGATTTAAACGTAGATCCGTATTACGATGACTTCAATGAAGCGAAGCAATTCAACCGTGTTTTGTTCAAGCCTGGCAAGGCTGTTCAAGCACGAGAATTGACTCAGCTACAGACTATTCTCCAGAAGCAGGTTGAGAGATTTGGGTCTAACGTATATAAAGAAGGTACTATTATAAGCGGCATTAACTTGACTGCTCGTAGTGACCTTTTTTATGTTAAAATAAATGATCAGGTAGACTTTACTAATCCATCACTGTATGACCAGTTATCATTAGATGACGGAATTAAGGTCACTTATGTGTTAGTTGGACAGACCTCTGGGCTTAGAGCAGAAATCATAAAGGGTGATAATGGATTTCAAACTCAAGACCCTGATCTAAAAACACTCTATATCAAATACCTGAATACAACACAAGATAGCGATGGTGACGTAAAGCAATTCATTGCTGGTGAAGTATTAGAGATTAGAAAAGAATCTGACGATAGTCTTCAGGTAAGTATAACAGTTGCGACTGTTAATAACGAGACAGGAAAGTCGTTTGGTATATCGTGCGAAGAGGGCGTTATTTATCAAAAGGGTCATTTCATCTTCGTAGACAATCAGTTTATTATCGTCGAGAAGTACAGCAATATACCTGGCACAGTCTCAGTTGGATTCGCTATTAATGAAAATCTCATAGACTCCGATTCAGACACAAGTCTTCAGGATAATGCGGCAGGATTTAACAACGTAAATGCCCCAGGTGCAGACAGACTTCAGCTTGTACCCACATTAGTGTCATATGCAACCGCATCAGAACCGACAGAGTTCTTTGCGCTAATTAGATACGTTGATGGTAATCCAGTTCGTATTAGAGATAATACCGAGTTCAATGTGATCGGCGAAGAGATGGCCAGAAGAACTTTTGAAGAATCTGGAAACTATGTGGTCAACGGACTAAATGTTACATTAGAAGAAACGGATAATGTTGCTTATGCTGTTGTTAGCCCAGGCAAAGCTTACGTGTATGGTAAAGAGGTTACGAATGTATCTCCTACTAGACTTGCTATCGATCCTGTAGCATTGACTCAGACTAGATCTTCTCAGCACACTGGTATTAACTACGGACAATATTTCACATACAATCCTGCTACAACAACAACTGTTGATCACTTTCAGTTAGACGGAACTCGATATCCGATTTATAGTGATACGGCTGGTGCGAACCAAATAGGAACTTGTTCAATCTCCAATCTCTTACCGGGTAAGATATTTGTTTTCGGTATCAAGAAAGATAATGACGAAATAAACACTCCTATATTAAGAATAGGTAATACTGTATTGAGCCCACCTGCAGGTTCTTCTGAGGCAGCAAGCAAATTGTATGAACCTCAGTCTGCATCTATGTTGTTTGATTCTGGTAAGCAAAGTCTACAGTCCGTTTCCAATATTAACATAGTCAGAAGAATTCGTCAAGCTGGCGTATCAGTTGATGGATCTGGCGAATTGACAATATCTGCCACGAACGAAAATACTCCCCTGACTACAAATATTATGGGAATGACAGACGCCAACGTAGCAGTCCCACTAGAAACAAGTACAACTAACGGAAGTGATGTAGTCGCAGACTTTGATATCAGTAGTAATACACCTACTGTATTGTATTATACTCGTGTAGATTCTGGTATATCTGCGGATACTTTAACAGAACGTGTTGGTTATGTTAAGTCCACACATACCGCAGGCTTCGGTAACAGTGGCAATCCCTTAGCAAGTCTGGGTATAGCTAACGTCATCGAGATTGTTAGTGTTTTTGATAATGGTGGCAACACTGACGCTACCTCCGGCACTATAGGTAAAGACGTAACACATAAATTTAGATTGAATAGAAATCAGAAAGATGATTTTTACGGTCACTCATTTATCTCGTTAAGATCTGGAGAGACTCTCTCTAACTCATCACTATTGATTAAGTTCAGATTCTTAGAAAGAACCACTCTTGTAAATAGTGGATTCTTAACTGCTAATAGTTATAATACAGTAACTAGTAAGTCCTTAGTTATTCCGCACACATCTATAGACGGAATTGTACACAATCTTTTAGATTCGTATGACTTCAGACCTTATGCTGATGCTAGTGTTTCGGTGGCGTTTGATGCAGGTGGCGCATCTTCAGTTGGAACATTTGTAGATTACACATTTAGTCGTGGTGTTGCTGTGATGCTAAACTCTGTTGTGTCTGGAGATCAGACATACTATATGTCCAGAATTGACAGAGTAGTTTTAGATGAATACTCCAATCTCAGTATAGTTAAGGGTGGGGCTTCTGAGAATCCGTCTGCACCTAAAGTTGGTAGACTGTATGTTGTTGGTGAGATAACCTCGCCAGGTAATACCACAAAAGTTACTGGAGAAGATAGATTATACGTTAAAAATCTCTCATCAAAAAACTACACTATGGAAGATATAGCGTTTATCGATAGACGTTTAGATGCCCTAACAGAATCGGTGGCATTAAGTCTTCTTGAGCAAAGAACTGCGGATATGGCTATAACTACCGTTTCTGACACTGGCGTTGTTTTGGACAGATTCAAAAATGGTATATTGACAGATTCGTTTAGCGGGTTACTAAATGCTGATATCTCTGATGGAGAGTTCTTAGCGAGTATCGATAAGACTAGAACGATTATCGCCCCAGGCGTGAAGCAATTCCCAATCGATCTAAAGATTGATCCCACATCGGCTAGTAACACTAGGATAACATTTACGGATGTCGTAACACTAGCGGATTCTGGTAGCACAAGCACAGTAATAGATCAGCCATATGCGACTGCATTCAGAAACTGTGTATCCAACTTCTACGACTTTAGAGGACAGGTTGTTATTTATCCACCATTCTCCTCTGGATATGATGTGATTCAGAATCCTGCTGTAAATATTGAGATAGATATAGCTGGTCCTATGTCAGACTTAGTTAACAATATGCAAGAGATCAATCCTCTCACTAGAGAAGAGATGATATCGGAAACTCGAACTGGAACAAATAGACCACAAACAAATGTCATTATGGGTGAGTTTGAGCAAACTTGGGAAGAGACCAGATTAACTAGCACAACATCTAGTAGCACACAGGCTGTGGGTAACTTTGTCACAGACATCAATATGCAGCCATACTTAAGATCTGAGAAAATACAGATTGTTGCTACTGGCCTTAGACCTAATACTCAGCATCACTTTTTCTTTGATGGAAAGGATGTCGATCAATATGTGGCACCAGGTAGATTGGGTCCATATATAGAAGATCTCGTCAGCAGATTTGAAGGTAAGGGAAACCAAATTAATGTTAAGACTGTTTTTGATCAAGGAGACGGCGTAACTAGACAGAATAGTGGTCAAGGACGAACGGTTAAGTCTAATGATGAGGGTACGCTCATCGCAATGTTCTATCTACCAGAGGGACAATTCTTTGTCGGTCAGAATAATTTAGAAATCGTTGATGTTGATACATACAATTCTATAGACTCTGCGTCTACCTCTTATGGTTTGTCTACTTACAGAGGATATAACTTCGATGTGAATAAGTCTGAGATGAACGTAACGACCAGAACGATAGATTTTGACACTAGCGTCAATGTTACTCGAAGAGAAGTTCAACGACAAGTTGGAGATCCTCTAGCACAGACATTCAGAGTTAAGTCTACTAGCACGGCAGACGCTAACATAATTCAAGTTAGTGATGTTGAGCTATTCTTCAAAAAGAAAAGCGAGACAGTTGGCGTAACAGTTCAGATAAGAGAAGTTGAGAATGGTTATCCTACTAAGAAAGTGCTTCCTTTTGCAGCTAGACATTTATCATCTGCGGACGTAGGTGTATCTGCTGACGGAACATTAGCAACTAAATTTCAGTTCACTAATCCTATCATACTAAATGCTAACTCTGAGTATGCTATCGTGGTTATTCCAGATGGTAATTCGCCAGACTATTTAATCTACACCTGCAAAGTTGGTGACACAAGTCTATCTAAAGGGACAAGTCCTTACAGAGTTGCGGTGACTAATGACTGGGGTGATGGTGTTTTATTCACATCTACCAATGATAGTGCATGGAAATCATATCAAGACGAAGATGTCAAGTTTGTTCTTAATAGATTCGACTACTCAACCTCTGTTGGTCATATTGACTTGGTTCCTAATGATATAGAGAGTCTAACTCTTCGTGAGGGGGCAGGTAACTTCAAATTGAGCGAACTTGCTTACATCAAAAAGGATGTAACCCAGTATAGCGGAAGCATCACTGGTCAGATATTCAACATATTGACAATACCACAAACAAGTCTCCCATTCAGTGTTGGTGACTACATATATGTTGAGAAAAACGGAGAGAGTGCTTATAACTGTGTTGCTAAGGTTATGTCAAGTACTGTTGGCTCTGGGTCAACAGAAATAATACTAGACAGATCAGTATTCTCAGAAAACACTAGTGTTTTTGTTGGTGTATGTGTGGGAGGCGAAGTATCACACTTCAATCCTAGAGATCCTAACAGCATACAGTTAAAAGAAAGTAGCGCCAGATTAAGTAATTATATTGACGATAGCACAGCAGTGGATAACGGAAACTTTGTTATAGGTGATACATACACTATTGTAAATCTTGGTAACATGGGGAATGCTAATTGGAATACTGTTGGTGCTTCAGGGGTTCCTTATGTTGGTCAAGTATTCAAAGCATTAGTGGTCGGAACAGAATCTGGATCTGGATCAGCTAGACCCAATATGCAATTAATTACAGGATACGAAAGTGGTGCAACTGCATACATAACTTCAGTTAACAATGAAAAGATTTCTTTTTTCCAACCGCAGGTACTTGTACACAATTCAATAAACACCACTACGGATCTAGAGCTATATCGAAATCAGACTAATGTTAAGTCTATATCCAATAATGAGAATATATATACTTTAGACACTCCTCTGACAATAGCAAGTAAGAGTCGTATTGTAGCTGATAATAACGAATCTACGGATTTGAAGATTCGTGTTAATATGAGCAATAAGGGTAAGAAGACTGACACACCATTGTTGGATCAGGATATATCTGAACTATTTGCGTATAAATATATCATTGATGAGGCAGTGTCACTTACGTCTAAATTCATATCTAAGCCGGTTATTCTTAAAGAGGGGCTGGATGCTGTAGGTCTTACTGTTCTATTAGCGGCATACAGACCAGTAGGAACAATTGTTGATGTATATGCTAGATTTACGTATCCAGAAGACACTAGCAACATGAGTGCATGGATTCAACTGGACAATAAGACTCCTGATATATATTCTAACTTGGCGAATACGAAAGACTACAGAGACTTCGAGTACGTTCTTTCAGATGAAACTAACTCGTATAGCGCATTCCAGATAAAGTTTGTGATGCGCCATGCAACTACATCAGAGTTGGTTAGTCCAGATCTGAATAATGTTGATCCAGATATCAATATATTCCCGCATCTATATGACTATAGGGCAATAGCGTTAACATAATGAATAACTCGCACTATATAAAATCTAAGAGTGGGGCAGGGGTAGTCAATTCGGATACTTCTGCGTATCACAATGCGATGGTTAGGCGACAACAAGATAAATACATAAAAGGTTTAGAGCAAAGAATTACAAAGCTTGAGACTGCTTTACTTTTATTAGAAAACACTGTTAAAGAGATGACAAAATGACGATCAATAAGACTGATTTACAAGATACCTCTACATTCGGAACATGGAAAACCAGAACTAACGAACTCTTAGCGTTTGCCAGAAAAACAGTTAGCATAGGCACTACCAGTGAACAGAATATCGGAGATATTGTCTTGGACGGTAATATCGTATTGGGTGGGACTAATCCAACTACGGATACTATAACTGTAAACAATATATCTAGGTGTTCCACCGGCGACATTTTTAAAATAAAGAATGCCGCTACAGTTCAAGGTATTTTAACTCTCGACTCTGGTTCAGGTTTGGCATCTTCAGTTCAATTCAGTAATGGTGGAACGCCTACATGGGATATCTCGACACCGAGTAATCATAGCTATCTAGAAATTGGTAACGGTACTTCTTTCATTAGATTTGATGGAACTCAAATAGATGGTGCAAACATTGTAATCAATGACAGTATATTACCCGCATCTATTACTGCAACAACATTTACCTCATCGGGTACGTCTGCAACCAGATCGGTATTCGCTGAAGCAAATATTAGTGCTGGCACAATACTCCCAACAACACTGACTTGTACTGGCACTGGCGCAAACAAAACAACTATAACTGAAGTCGATATTAATTCTGGTACTATTGATAACGCAGCCATTGGAGCAACCACACAATCTACGGGTCGTTTCACAAGTGTAACCACAGTTGGTAATGGTAATATCACACTGGGCGGAACAGGTCAACTTAGAGGTGATGTTGCCAATGCCTCAGGAACTGTTCTCGTTGATGTATCGGCAGCACATTTCAATGGAAGCTGTGATAGTGTAACTGGGACTGGTGCTGAAGCAATATTAGATATAGTCTATCCAGTAGGATCTCTTTTCACAACAACAAGTAATGTTGCACCATCAGAATCAGTAGCCAGTGGTGGTCTAGGATTTGGTAACTGGGCCAGATTTGCTGAAGGTAGAACTTTAGTAGGATCTGATTCTGGATCTGCTACAGTAACCGCCGCCACTTTCATTGAAAGGAATACTTACGTTGGGCAGGATCTTGGCGGATTCTCAGATATTCGTGGCGAATATGTTATGAGACTTTTTTTTCAAGATGATCCCAACGCAGGGATCGGCGTTGGTGATAAGATCGATTTAAACGTGGGTGATGTTTCTATAACAGATAGTGACAACCACGTTAACTTTAGCTCGACAACTGGTAACAATAGTGGAAATGGGTTCCCTGTAATATACAGTACGTTCGGGACAACCTATCCCAGTACACATAATATATTAGTAGACGTGAGTGATTATGTTAATAATGCCACGGCTAGCATACGAGATGCTTGGAATGCTCAATCCATCATACAACAAACTGTGTTATCTGGTGGGGTGGCATTGAGTTCAACAACAGTATTTACTGTCAGAAACAATCGTTTTAGAGCCTCTGGAACTGCAGGCGGCCTAAGTCGTGTTAAACTAAGAACAGAAGAACTTCCTGACCATATTCACAAGATGAAGTCACCGATAACAAATGTTCAATACTATGGGTTCAATGATAGCAACTCAGCGGTCAACGCCGCCACCGGTAACACACTAGTTGCAACTGATGAGTTTCTAGGGCAAGGGCCGGCTCAGTCAGATGATGGTCAATACAACAAACATACGGGTCTAGTACATGGGATGGTGGGGGGTTCGCCGGGCCAGATAATTGCGACTGATGTCGGCGCCGGCCATGAAAATATGCCACCATACGAAACAATAAATATATGGAAAAGAATAGCAGACTAGATACACAAAATAATCAAGGATAAGTATCATGCCAGACAGTACAAAGAAGTTTTCACAGTTAGATCCAATAACGACCCTCGACAGTAATGATATATTTGCTGTGACTGATGTCGACCAAACTAAGTCGATGAAGATTAGCACCGCTAATCTTTCTAACGTAATACTATCTGATGACAATATCAATTCTAAAGCATCGATCATAAGGAATAAGCTAAACGCTATTAGCGCCAGTAGTGGTAATGGTCTTTATGCTCAAAATCTTTGGTACGATGGTGCATACCGCAATGGTGCTTACTTACAGAACTATGAAAACATAACTGGGACACCCGTATTAGTTACGGACTTAGACCAGCTTAATAATACTTCAGAATATGTAAAATATTCGGGTGGAGAAGCTCCACAGATGGTAGTTAGTGGCGGCGGTGCAACTGACAGAACTATGACAACAAACTTTCTTCCAGAAGGTTCTAACAACCAATACTATACTGATCCTAAAGTATTGTCCGTACTAGATGCAAGCTTTGGAAGACTATTTAATAATTATAGTGATACTTTTGATGGTGGAGGATTAGGCGACAGCTTAGTAGATGTAGCGGGTTTATTCACCAGTGCCATAAGTTATCAGTCAAGAACTATTCGTGTTTTAGATGGCGACAAAATTATTAGGCAAAGTTTTATAAAAGGACAGATAGTACGATTATATGGAGCGGCTTTGAGTGAAAGCAATCTCAGTAGCGTACCTAATGCCGCAAGTAATTTGACAGTATCTGCTCAAGGTGGATTCAATAATAACACAGGCACTAACTCAAGAAATTTCTCATATAAAATAGCCTTTTACAATATGGGCACTGGAGAGGTGTCTCAAGCATCTAGCGCAATAAGTGTAGACGTTTACTTTGGCGGTAATGTGGTTTACGA